AAAATTACTGGAAATCCAAATGCTTTAGATAGTTTTTATGATTATAACATGAAAGACTTTGAATATTTTGGTTCTAAAGTTGGTATGTCTGGTAAAGAATTCATGAAAAGAATGGCTGAAGATAAGACAGCTTCTGATAGACATAAAATTGCTTATGGTGAAGATGAAGGTGGATGGTTTGATAGTCCAAAATCATTTGCAAAGAATCTTGGTGGTGCTACTATGCAGCTGTTTGCACCAAGAGTTCAAGAAGCAATTGCACGTGGTGAAGAACCAACAACAAAAGATTATTTACTTGACCAAGCAAGTAATATAGCTGAAGCATTACCTGTAGGTAATATTGGTAAAACCAGAAAACTATTACAACTAGGTTCAAACTTTATTGTTCCTGCTGGTGAAGAAATAGCTGACTATGCATCTTATGATGAAGAAAATCCTCGTGGTAATCTTTCAATGGCTGATATAGTAAAAGGTGGTTCAATCAACTATGCTACACCTCGTCTATTGAATAGATTTGGAATTGTTGACTTAGACAAAATTGGTAAAAATGTTGGTATGGCAAACGTTGTTGGAGAAGCACCAATTGGTCCAGCTGGTTCTATTTCTGATATATTTACTAATAAACTTGGTTCATCTGTTTATGCTAATAGACGTGCACCAGGAGTAATCGGTGTAGTTGCTTCGCCCCTTATAAACTATGAAGAAGAAAAAGCAAACGAAAAAATTCGTAATAAAAATAAAGAAAAATCAGAAAAGAAATATAAAGGAAAACTAACACGTGAAATGTTAGAGGGAGAAGACTAATATGGTTTTAGGTTATCTTATTTCACCAGTAGTTCAGATTGTAGATAGTCACGGTAAACCTATTGTAGGTGCTAAAATCTATGTCTACAAGGCTGGAACTACTAATACTGTAAATACATATCGTGATTTTTCTAATCATTATAATCCTACACCTGTATTGACCAATACACTTGGTAACTGCACTATCATCGCACCTGACGATATGGTTTATGATATTGTCGTAAAAGACAATAGAAATAATCTGTTGATGTCAAAAGATAATCTAACAGTTTCTTCAGGTATAAATCCAGATATAAACCTACGTTTTAGAGAAGGTTATGGTATTATTATTCGTAAAAATGGTAATACTGTTACTATTGCTATTGACACTGATGTAGTTGCTACTAAAGATGATTTAGCAACAAAACAAGACAAATTGACTGCTGGTGATAACATTGAAATTACTCAGGATAATACACTGAATGTAGTCAACAGAAAAACACTTTATACACAGTGGCCTTTGAAAGTTGACCGTGGTTCTAGTATGGTCAAACTATATCTTGACCAGGATTTCGTAAACAATAATGATGTTGAAATTATCCCAGGTATTGATTTGAATTCATATACAGATGTATCTGGTAGACAAGTTATTGGTGTTGATACAAATGGTATAACAAATGGTGATTATAACTTTGTTGCAGGTTATAATACTTCTGCAATTGGTGATTATAACTTTGTAGCTGGTATAGGAAACATAGTTGATAATCATGATTGTAATACTATTATTGGTGACTATGCTACACCAGGTGATTATTATTTTGCTGTTGGAAATGGTGCAGACGCTGATAATAGAAGTAATGCATTTGAAGTAAGAAAAAATGGTGATATTTATTATAAGTATGATAATAATATGCATCAACTAAAACCTTTAGTAAGTAATGGATTTTCTAAACTTTTTTCTATTTCACATGTTATTACAAATGATGATATCACTAATCATGGTTTTTCAGAAACACTTGATTTTAGTGAATATAATACATGGCTTTCAACAGGTTTATTGACGTCAATTCCAATGGTAAAAGTCGAAGTATATATGGTTGCTTCAGAGGCAGTTGCTACAAATATTCGTATTAGTCGTGATAATAGTTATGGAACTTCATATAATACATCGTGGGCGTATACTGGTAATCTAAGTGATACTCAATTCTTAGAAACAGAATATACTGAAAACGACCCAACTGTTACAAGACGTTATGTTCAAGTTAGATGGTCAAACAGAGAAACTACTCTGCCTACTGTTGGTTCTACTGTATACATACATTATTCACTCAAAGCATTCAAACTCGTCTAATTTTTATAGAGGAATAACATGCCAACACAAAATACAAATTCATTATTGCAATCAACTGATACAGATTTGCTTGAAACAGCAGACGTTGTAGGTAAAATCTACGATGGTTCTGAGTATATCAATGTTGACAATGAAAGAGATAAAATCAGTCTAAAACCTAAGGCAATTACTAAAGTTGTTGGCTCTGATACAGTTGATGTTGATGAAAGTCAAAATGCTCAAGGTAATACTGAATATACTATTCATGCAAAGAAGCTTTTACAGGGTAGTAGATACATTGAAGTAGATAATGAAAATGATACTATCAGTCTAAAACCTGAAGGTATTAGTAAAGTTGAAAATTCAGATACTACTTATGTTACTACAAGAACTGATGAACATGGTAATGTTGCTTATAAAGTAAATGTAAATGATGATTTAGTTGCACCTACATATACTGGTGAAAACCCAGTTGTAGTAAATAATACAACTAAAAAGATTTCTGTAAATAAGCTACCAATGGAAATCAAAGAACCTTTATATGCAGTTGTTACACCTGAAAAGATTTCTTTAGGCTGCAATACTGAAAATTCTTATACTTTTTCACATTATTATGACGGCCCAATTGCTACAACAAGTATTACAACTGGAGATAGTACAAAACTTATAGATTTATGGAATTATTCTGATTTATCTGCTGGTGAACTAATAGCAGGAACACTTATAGTTGAAGGCTTTATGTATGCTAGACAAGGACACACTGTTTCAGATGATGAATTGAATGTAATATTATTTTTTGAAGAAGATAGTGATATTCAACATATAATCTATAAAGAAATAAAGAAAGTAAATGCATCTGAAATGGATGAAGGTTCTATTATAATTCCATTTACATTGCATTATTCAGATGCTTTAGCTGAAGAACATACAGTAGTTCGCTTGAAAATTGAATCTAGTTCTAATGGATTTTTAGCAACAACTGCAAAAGTGTATTTTGATGGATATAGAAAACAAGCAATCGTTTAGAGGTTTACATGCCACAATTATTGAATGACAACAACATTGTATATGTAGGATTTGACGGATTAGTTCCTGTTGAAACAGCAGCTGACGAAAACCTAGTATATGCTATCAAAGATTCAAGTGAAAAACTAATGTTTGGTATTGATGACCAAGGTTATGCTTATTTCAACAAAGAAGATGAACAGCCACAAATTATTCATGTATTTTCTGATACAGAAACCATGAAAAATACTGCTTATCCATTTGATTTTGCATTAGTTCTAAACGATAATGCAGAAGATGGAGTAATGCAACTTTATCAAATCTCTAATACAGCAACAGCTGATAGTGTTGCTTTGAATAATGATGCAAAATATGCAGTTCCTATTTTCAAAACATTAGTTCCTCATCTTTCTTATAAAAATGAAGATGATGTATATCTAATAAATGACAGTAATGGTAAAATTGTTTTAGCGATTGATGAACAAGGTGAAGTTCTTTTTGAACAAACAGTTTCCGAAGATAATCATGTAGTAAAATCATTTGATACATTAGATGATGCTCGTTATTCTGCTTATCTTTATCAGTATGTTATTGTTACTGCTGATGACTATACAAATGGTATTTACAAAGTAACTGATGAAGCTACAAATATATCTTTACCAAATGGTAAATACCTAAAAATGGTTATTGCTTTGAATTGTAACTTTAGTTATACAACAGAACAAAATGATAGTACTTATGCAATAAAAGATAAAAATGGTAAAATTGTATTTGCTATTGACAGTATTGGTAATAGAGTTGTAACTGAAGAATTTGGTGATGACAAGTATGTTGTAAGAATGTTTGATACTGTTGCTGATATGAGAAATTCAGCATATCCATTTGATTATGCTATTACTGCTGGTTTCCATGAACCTAATGATGGCGGTGGTGCTATGTATAGAGTTACCACTGGTCTAACTGCTAATGGTATGGATATTCATCAAATCTATGGAACTAACCGTGTATGTCAGATTATCAAATCTACTACAATGTATGTTGACCAATTCGGTGCACAAAAGAATGTTGAAGGTCAAAACTTAGCACCTATTATGCAGAGAATGGTATATATTGGTGTTATGGATTTACGTTTCCATACTGGTATATATTGGACAAGCACAGTTGTTATTCCAACTACACACAGTTTACATATTTCTGGTCACGATGCTTGGCCTGCTATTCCACCTAATACAACTGACCCTGCTAAAGCTACTTCTATTTATTTCCGTTCTACAAGAACTGATGAAGGTGCTTCTTGTTTCTCATTTGAATATAGACACGTTTGTATTGAAAATATGGCAATCGTAAACAGACCAAATCCTGGTGACCCTGGTCGTATTGGTTTATATTGTTATCAAATGGATGGTCTTCCACAAGTTGGTCACTATGGTTATGTTTTCCGTAGATTACTTATTCAGGGATTTGACCGTGGTATTCAGCTGTTTGGTAAAGTTGTATGGGATTGCCAATTTGATGATGTTCGTGTTTCATCTTGTAACTATGGTCTTTGGTTCGGTGGTGAAGGTAATATGTTGTGTAGTTTCCGTTTGTTCTACACTGACCACTGTAAAGAAGTTGGTATTTACATTGGTTGTACTACACTTTGTGCTTCATTCTGGAACTGTAACTTTGGAACTTATGGTAAAGTTATTGAATGGTATAAAGTTCATGATGAAGATTTACCACGTGATACTGTTTCAGCTTCTTTCTATGATTGTAACTTTGAAACTGACCAAGCACAAGATGGATTGGATGGTTTCTGTGTAAGAACAGCTGACTGGTATAGAGCAATTCTTACTTTCATTGGCTGTGAATTCTCATTTAGAAAAATGCCATATATGCCAAATTCTAAAGCATTTTCTTTAGGACACCATACTTCTGTTGTTTTCCAAAACTGTAAAGCATTTGATGTTGACAATGAAATTGGTCGTGCAAACTTCTTTGCTGATAGACCTTGTTTACAGAAAACCGGTTCTATCATGTTTATTGGTCAAAACGAAAAAGTGCCAAGACCAAATTTCAAAGATGGTTATGAAGGTTGTGTGCTTGATATTGGTGTTGATGGACCTGGTATTCCAAAGTTTGATACATTGAGTAATGTAAAAAATATTGATGTTCCAGTTGGTCAACAGTTCTATGTTATAGATGAGGATGCTTTGTATATAAAGAAACAAAATGGTGTTCAAAAAATAGGATAATAAATTTTTGAGGAGTAATATATGATTATTCAAAATCTTCCAAGTGAATCAGTGTCAAATAACCTTATTGCAAATGATTTAGATACAATCATTTTGAAAATGACTGTTCCAGCTAACTGGACCCGTAGTTTTAGAATGAGTGCTAGATTCCAAGGTTATAATAAATCCAAAATAGAATCAATAGGTGAAAGTGCTATAAAAGTAGATAGTTCTACTGATGCAGTTTCTTCATATCTTTTTACTACAACTGGTAATCATAATTTCAGATTTACTGAAGGAACACACTACATAAAAATTACAATGATGAGTGGTTTCAATGGCATTGACTTATCTGGTATTGCTTTGCCTATGTATTTGGTCTTTGGTAATCCTAAATATATGTTTAGAACAACTACTTCTTTTAGTGGTATTGGTAATATCATAAAAAACAATTTACCATTTGATGCAGTAAATTATATATTTGCTGATAAAGGTTCTACTCTTGGAACTACTGGTGAATTCAGAATGTATAACTGTAAATGTAGTGATATTTCTAAAATAATGTCACAATTATATAATGCACAGGCACCTGCTTACTTTATTGGTCAGTCAAGTGATATTGAAGGTAACATTTCTTGTTTTGAAAACAAAAATGCACTTCGTTTCTATTGTGCTAATACAAAGATGACCGGTGATATTGCTAATCTTGGACACATGGTAAATCTTGCTGGTTACACTACTGGTGACCCTGCTGTGTATATTGCAAATAGTAACATTTATGGTGCACTTGAAGATTTTGCAGATGGGTTGTTCAATAATGGAAAAACTTCTTTATCTATTATGGTTCAAGCTAACAATACTGGTGTAACTTATGAAGGTGAACCACTAACAAAGAATGCTCTTATTACCTTTACTGAAGAAGGTTGGACCGTTACATTATCATAATAGTAGGAGGTATTCACAATGAATGGAATTGGTGAAGTATATACTGAAAGAAAGCAATACCCTCACTTTTCTGGTTTAGGTGTTTATGACCCTAATAAAGTATTTTATACTGATGATGAAAATGGTAAAGTAAAAGTAGATGGTGTTTTATCTAAAATTGTCAGAACGGCAGAAGAAATGAAACCTAAGGATTATATCACTTTAGGTGGTAAAGATTATCACTTTGTAGAATGGAATGGTTTACTTGTTCTTTCTGAAGATTTGACTTGGGATGTTGGAACATGGTGGACTAATCCTAATGCACCTGAAGTTATTGGTTATTATTATGCTAATACTATTGCTAATGTAAGTACAATTCATTTAGCACTTCGTGCAGCAGGATTAGGTGATTGGAGAATTCCTAAACCATCTGATTGGACAAAGTTGATAAATGAACCAAACATTACTTTGCCTACATCTGAAAAATATGAAAATAACCGTGGTATTACAAAGTTACTGACAGATGACCCGCAGTTTAGAAAAGTTTTTCCTTATCATAATCAGTTGAATGAAAGTGGCATTGGACTAAATCCATGTCGTATTCATACTTCCCCTGCAGCACAACTTGACCGTGCTAATTATATGGAAGATTCAGATAGTGCACATAACGTTATCATGCGTTATAATGGTGGTTATACTGTTGTCACTGCTAACTATGGTGCTGATTCTGGTGTTTGTGTTAGATTAGTAAAGGATGTATAAATGGAAAACATTATTTCAACATTAGCACCTCTTATTCCACCAGCAGCATTACCACTTCTTATTGCTGTAGTGTTAGTTATATGGGTTTATTATAAACTTCAATCTATAAAAGCTGATAGAGAAGTAACTAAAGCTGCTAGAGATAAAGACAGTCAAGAACTTCATGATATAGTTCAAAAGAACACTTGGGAAATCAATAATCTAAAAATGGAAGCTCAACACAGAGATACACTTTTAGATGATTTGAGAGCACAGTGTAATGAACTAAATACTAATCTAGCATTAGTTTCTCAAAAACTAGATACATTAGTAGAAGCAATAAAGGAATTGAAAAAATGAAAAAGTTATTACAATCTATTATATTCAATCTAATAGTAGATAAAATCATAGAACTTATTCAAAATAAAGACAAAGATAAAGAAAACAAATAATTTGTTACCTTTCTTTTTCAAATAATATATTGTATTATATACCATATTATATCAAATGAAAAATAAGTGTAACAAATAAAGAACATAAATAATATGACAGAATTCCTTATATTTCTAACAACAGTTTTATTCATTTTGCTTATTTTGTTATTAGGTTCTTTATTCTTTGATGAAAATGACTGGAAAACAAATAACAAGAAATGAAAACTAATTTTTATAGAGGTATTATAGATGCTTGATAATACAGATGAAATAATTGAAAAATGTAGAAATTTTTTGAAGAAGAGTTCTTCAAAGTTTTCTAGTCAAGTTACAAAGCAGATTAGTGACTTAGAAAGTTTCAATGGTAATTTTTGGACTGACCAAGTAAGAAAAACATATTTGAGAACTGGTAAACGCAAGTATTGTTTACATTTTTCAGATTGGTCAGTTCTAGCAAATGCCATTGTGTCACCTTATACACAGTCACCTTGGCATATTGAATTATCTAATCGTGTTGGATTAGAAGAAGTTCAAGAATATGTCAATAGAATTGAAGCAGATGCTGATATAAAATTTGAACTAAAGAAAGCATTGACTAGAGCAGTTGTTTGTGGTGCTGGTTATATTGTTATTACTACTGTTACTGATGAAATTACAGGTGAACCTAAGATTGTTGCTGAATTCATCAATAGACAAGGTTCAGTTGCTATTGACCCTATGTGTGAAAAAGTAGATTGTAGTGATGCTGAAGAAGGTGCTATCGTAAACTATATTTCACTATCTAAAGCAAAAAGACTTTATGGCGAAGATGTAGTTCCTTATAAGTTTCCTGAAAATCAACCTAAAATGAACTTCCAAGGTATTGACCAATGGGAGAATTTGACTGATTGTCTTCAGATTGTTTCTTACTATGTAAAGAATGAAAATGGAACAGTTGACTATTATAAGATTTGCGGTAACTATGTAGTTGAAGCACTTGAACTACCTATTCGTCATATTCCTATTGTTCGTTTTGCTGGTTATGAAAAGTATGATACTAAAGGTGTAAAATACGCTGGTATTGTAGATAAGACTTGGTCACTTCAACTTGGTCTAAACATTGCATATTCTACTTTGATGGAAAGAGCAAACCGTTCTATCAAGGCTAATGTCATTATGTCTACACAAGCTGCTCAAAACCTTGATAAGTATTATGAAAAGAAAGAAGACGAAGATGGTTCAGTTATCATGTATAATCAAGGTGCTGATGTTCCACAAGTCATTCGTGAAAGTTTTGAAACTGGTGACCTAAGTGCAGTTATTACTAATACACGTAATCTTATTGCAGATGTTATTGGTATTCCATTAGCTGGTATTATCGGTGACCAAGACAAGACTGCTACTGAAATTCTTATTCAAAATAATAACAAACAGTCAAATGTAGCAGTATTCTATGATAATGCTTATAAAGCAAATAGAACTATTGGTAAAGTTATTGTAGAACTTTTGAATAATGCTACTGATATTCCATTTGAACTAGAAAACGGTCCTGATGTTATTACAAACAATTTGAAGCATCGTCAAGAATTGAATGCAGTAGCACAGTTGATGCCACCTGAAATGCAGCCACTTGTTGCTATTCACATGTGTAATACTATTGATAGTGACTATGTTGAAGGTGTAAAATCTGATATTATTGCTAACTTAGGACAGAATTTGAAGTTAGTTTCTGAACAGCCTACTGACCCAGTTGCTATTCATGAACTTGAACAGATGAAGGCTACACTTGATAATGCAATGCAGCAACTTGAAATGCTTGATAATGAAAATAAACAGTTGAAGTTGAATGCACAAGCTATGGCACTTGAACTACAGAATAGTAAAGAAAAGAATATGATTGACTTAGCAAAGCATCAAGATAGTATGAAACTTCAAACTGCTAAACTTGAATTAGAAGCAGAAAAACAAGGTGTAGATATTCAACTTGATATTGCTGATAAACAATCTGA